CCGGTAACAATGATGCCGAACTCTGTTTGAAAACAAAGCAGATGGCAATGCTTAAACACATGGCTAAGGAAGGGTATTATCAGCTTCGGTACAAGCCATCTTTCAATATCTGTAACCGTAATCACTACATCATCAAGGATGCCAGTATGTGGAATGATTACATTGACCTGCTGCTCTATTTCAAGAAAGACGTACGTAACGCCAAATATATATGTCCCAAGAATCTGAAAGTCGAGCATGATTTGCTGATGAATAAGAAAAGGAGCATTGAAGCAAAGCTTCGCAGAGATAGGGAAAGGATGGCGGCAATCCGTCTTGAAAAAGAACGTAGAGAAAGTATTATTCAGTTCTACAAGAGAATGGAGAAGTTCTTCGGTTTGGAGATAACGGACGGAAGTATAACTATCCGTCCATTGGAAAGTATAACCCAGTTCTATCAAGAGGGGAAAGCAATGCACCATTGCGTATATACGAATGGGTATTACAAGCGTAATGATTGCCTTATCCTTTCGGCCCGCATCGGGGAAAAACGTATAGAGACAATAGAACTGTCCCTAAAAACTCTTGAAGTGGTCCAATCCCGTGGTGCATGTAACCAGAATACAGAATACCATGAACGTATCATAGGGCTTGTTAAAAAGAATATTGGTCTAATCCGTAATAAATTATCAGCATGAAACATATCATCCGAAAAATAGAATACATCACCGGCGATAATCGTCGGTGTGAGAAAGTAATCATTGAAACAAACGACATCGAGACTGCGAGAAAGCGGTTATATGCTGAGTACCCCTGTGATGTGATATACTTTACTTATGAGACAATAGAATAGATAGTACAATGAAAGATTATATCGAGTTTCTGAAAGACAAGATGGCCATCAGTCATCAATCAGGATTTGAGGTGTCGGCAGAGGAACTGACACCTTTTCTTTATCCTCACGTGAAAGATACTGTTCGTTGGGCGATATCCGGCGGTTGCCGGGCAATATTTTCCAGCTTTGGTATGCAAAAGACCGTAACCCAGTTGGAGATACTTCGGGTAGTCCTGAAACACAAAGGCGGCAAAGGGCTGATAGTTTGTCCCAAGCGTGTAGTGGTCGAGTTCCTTACACAAGCGGAACAACATCTGCATATGAAAGTTACTTATGTCAGAACTATGGCTGATGTGATGATATGCCCGACTGACATTATGGTTACAAATTACGAGCGTGTGCGTGACGGTGAAGATGGGGTGAGAATAGAACCTTCCTATTTCACTGTAACATCATTGGATGAAGCGAGCGTACTGCGTGGTTTCGGCACCAAGACCTATCAGGAATTTCTTCCTCTGTTTGCAGAAGTTCCGTATCGGTTTGTTGCCACTGCTACGCCATCGCCCAACAGGTACAAGGAGCTGATACATTATGCCGGTTATCTCGGCGTGATGGATACAGGGCAGGCACTTACCCGTTTCTTTCAGCGTGACAGCACGAAGGCGAATAATCTTACCCTTTATCCTCACAAGGAAAAAGAGTTCTGGCTATGGGTAAGTACATGGGCGTTATTCCTCACTAAGCCATCCGACCTCGGTTACCCCGATACCGGATATGAACTACCTGAACTACGTGTACACGAAGAAGTGGTTAGTGTGGACAACTCCACTGCTGGTACTAATCGTGATGGACAAGTGAAAATGTTTCGTGAGGCAGCTCTCGGTCTTGCTGATGCAGCGAAAGAGCGCCGGGACAACATGCAGGAAAAGATTGCCCGCGTGGTAGAGATAATCAATCGCCCGGAAAACAAGGACGACCATTTCCTTTTATGGCATGACTTGGAAAATGAACGGAAGGCATTATGTGACGCTATACCCGGATGCAAGGCTGTGTATGGCTCGCAGGATGATGATGAAGCGGACAAGGTGATATCGGATTTCAAAGACGGCCGTCTGAAATATCTAGCCGCCAAACCTGAAATGCTTGGTGAGGGTTTGAACTTCCAGTACCACTGCCACAAGGCAATCATGTTCATCGACTACCGTTTCAATGACAAGTTCCAGGCAATAGCCCGTATCTACCGGTTTATGCAGCAGCATCCGGTTGACCTTTATCTGGTCTATGCGGAAAGTGAGGGCGAGATATACAAGAGTTTCATGCAGAAGTGGGCGCAACACCGTGAGATGGTAGCTAAGATGACCGATATAGTCCGCGAGAACGGTTTGTTCGGTTTGCATGCCGAAGAGAAGATGATGCGGTGGATGTTCGCCAGTCGAGAAGAGAAATTCGGTAAACTGTGGAAGGCAATCAATAACGACAATGTTCTTGAATGTCAGAAGATGGAAAGTGATTCTGTAGACTTGATAGTAACCAGTATTCCATTCTCAAACCATTATGAATACACTCCGACCTATAATGACTTCGGGCATAATGAGGACAACGACAAGTTCTTTGAGCAAATGGACTATCTAACCCCGGAGCTTATACGTATTTTAAAACCCGGACGCTTGGCTTGCATCCATGTGAAGGATCGCGTACTTTTCGGTAACGCCACCGGTGACGGTATGCCTACCATTGACCCGTTCAGCGAAATGACAGTGTTCCACTACATGAAACATGGGTTCCGCTACATGGGGCGTATTACAGTGGATACGGATGTAGTAAGGGAGAATAACCAGACTTATCGACTCGGCTATACTGAAATGTGTAAGGACGGTTCAAAGATGGGCATCGGTTGCCCGGAATATGTTCTTCTTTTCCGCAAGCTGCCTTCTGATACCTCACGAGCCTATGCTGATTTGCCGGTGACAAAAAACAAGAGTGAATACTCACTTGCCCGTTGGCAGATAGATGCTCATGCAAGTTGGAAATCTTCTGGTAACTCTCTGTTGAGTTACGAGGATATGAAAGGTGCCGGTATTGATAAAATACGCCATTTGTTCAGAAATTATGAATGCGAGCATATATATAACTACGAGGAACATGTATCATTCGCTGAGGAATTGGAAGCCTACGGAAAGCTGCCTAAAACCTTCATGGCCGTTGACCCGGTAAGCAAGAAGCCCTGGATATGGGATGATGTAACCCGGATGCGCACACTCAATACGAGACAGTCGCAGAAGAAACGGCAGAACCACATTTGCCCACTTCAGCTGGATATTGTCGAAAGGCTGATTGAGCGGTATTCGAATAAGGGTGAACTGGTATTCGACCCGTTCGGTGGTATAGGTACGGTTCCCTATTGTGCCATCAGGTTAGGGCGTAAAGGATTATCCACCGAACTGAATTACGACTATTGGAAGGACAGTCTCTCATATCTGTATGAAGCGGAGATGGAAATGAGTGCGCCCACATTGTTTGACTTGATAAATGTAGGATAAAAAAGAATGGAGAGCAGGTATCGAACCTGCACCTCCACAATGAGTGGCATTCTTTCCATTTAAACTACTCCATTCTCTACTCCACTCAAATTGGAAAATCCCCAAATTCAGTTGAGTTGCAAATTCAACAAGGCTTTCCTTTCGGCATAGCCTAAATGAGATAATTCCCAAATTGAGTTTAAAGCCTATTTTTTCTTTAACTATTGTCGGCTTTTTATTCTGAGATTTTCTGAAAATTTTTGAAATACGTTTTGAAATTAGCCGACAACAAAATGTCGGTATTATTTTCATAATTGTATTTGTTTAAAATTAAACAATAATTAAAGTGTAACAAGGATTTGAACCTTTAACGCTAACGCGTACCATTTAGTTACTTGGCGCAAATATAATAATAAAAAGGAATAATATGAAAGCAATAACCATAAAACAGTCGTGGGCTTCTTTGATAGTCCACGGTATCAAAGACATTGAGAACCGCACTTGGCCGTGCCCTGATAAATATATTAGGCAAAGGGTATTGATTCATTCAAGTGGTTGTCATGGAAAGAAATTTGAGATAAATCTGACCGATGAGCAGATGGAACAAGCTTTCTCTCTGATTTCGGAGAAAAGTACTTCCGGCAAATGGGTGTTCGGTGAAATCATCGGCAGCGTTGAGATAGTGGATTGTGTACAGAATCATCCTTCTATTTGGGCGGAAAAAGGAGTTTATAACTGGGTGTTGGCTAACCCTATTCTCTATGCTAAACCTATCGAAAACGTGAAAGGAAAACTTTCTTTCTGGGATTATCCTGGTATCAAAGAAGTGAAAATAGAATGCCCGGAATGTGGCAGCATAGAAATCGCTGTCGAAGATTATACATCGGCTCCATTTTCGACTTATCTGCATAGGTGTAATAAGTGTGAACATGTGATTCTGGAAAGTGAGTGGAACGTAATAAAGTAGAATATGGGATTTGATTGGTTTTGGTTTACTGTAGTGATTTTGATAATCTGTGTTACTATATATTCCAGTCTCAATAGTTATTGGGAACATAAATATGGGAATAAGAATGAAGATTGCGATATGTGGTGACATGACAAAATTTTCTGCCAAATCGTGTCAGTAACTTCTTTGATACCGGATAGTCCGTTCGTGGATTATTCGGTATCTTTATTTTGTAAATCAAAATATTAAAGTATGTACGCAGTAAATCAGTATGATGCAATTGCAGAGAATTACGATTCTCTGTTTAAAGACAAAGCCAGCATTGAGGAGAACAGTAAGATAGCCTCGATGCTTTTTGATGTTCCCGGAATTATTCTTGATGTGGGATGTGGTACCGGACTGTTCCTTGATATTCTGAAAGTATCTTCGGATGAATATTTCGGTATCGATCCGAGCAATAAGATGCTTGAAATTTTCAGAAAGAAGCATCCCGGATACCATAACTTGTGTATCCCGTTTGAGATGTTAAACCTGAAGTTTGTGGTATTTAATACTATTGTCGCTCTATTTGGTTCGGCCAGTTACATTGAAATCGAAGCGTTAACGGATGTCCCCAAGGGGAAGATCTTGTTCCTTATGTTCTATAAAGAAACATATCATCCGGTGACTTATGAACGTAGCGGTTGCGAATTGGAATATTATGGACATTCGAGGCATGAGCTGGAACAAGGCTTTCCTCATTGTGAAGTAAAAGAGTTTGGTAACTATTATATCGTGACTAACGTATGATATTATATTCAGAACAAAATGTGTATGAAGCGGCGAAGGAACGCATAAGGCAACTGTTTTCTATAGGTGGTCGTCTGGGTGTTTGCTTTTCCGGTGGCAAAGATAGTACCGCTTTACTGCATATCACTTTAGAAGTGGCACGTGAACTTGGTATTCAAAAGATACCGGTTATGTTTCTTGACCAGGAATGTGAGTATACATATACAGTCGAGTATATGCGTTATGTTATGTCTTTACCGGAAGTAGAGCCTATTTGGGTACAAGTACCATTCAGATTATGGAATGCTAACAGTGGTGATTGGTTTATTCCTTGGGAGCCAGGGAAAGAGTGGATGCGTGAAAAAGAGGATATTGCTTTCAAAGAGAATGTATATGGCGCTGACAGATTTAAAGACATGTTCAATGCCATTGCATTTCATCATTTGGGAGAAGATTATGTCTCTTTGGGTGGTGTCCGTATTGAGGAATCACCGGCCCGTCGTGCAGGATTAACAGGCAAAGAAACTCTTCCTGGTATGACATACGGAAAGCGTTGCAGTCATGGAGTAGTTATGTACCCTTTGTATGATTGGTCTTACCGCGATATCTGGTATTATATCTTCTCCAATCGGTTAAGATATAATAAAGCCTACAATTACATTTTCTCAAAAGAGCCGCTACGTTCGGCCAGGGTGTCCTCTCTGATTCATGAGAACAGTAATCAGAATATCCCTTACTTGCAGGAAATTGACCCGAAGGCATATAATGCCATGTACACCCGCATCCCCAATATTGGTACGACAAATCATCTTCTGTTGGATGCCTTTGAAGAGATACGTAATTATCCGAACTGTTTTAAGGATTGGCCGGAATATTTGCAGTATCTCATTGATAACATAGTAGCCGAGGATAAGAATAAAATTATTTTCTCCAATAACCTGAAGACAGTGATTACTAAAGTTACAAATTGGTCTGATGTAGACCGTCTTGATATTTACCGCGCTTTTGCTCGTGGGATTATTACCGAAGACTTTGAACAGACAAAATTGAATAACAGATTATTGGTTCATAAATCAAAGTATAAATATGGAAAAACTAAAAGAAATAATCACCCGGATGCTTGATGAAGCGCCAGACAAAATAAACTTCTTCAATGAAGTGAGGCAACTTCTATTTTCTTTGTCCCCGGAGAAAGTGAACCCGGTGGATCGTGTTCTTTGGGTTCCAATGGAAATGGTAAAGGCAAACAACTATAATCCTAATGCTGTGGCAAAGCAGGAAATGCAGTTACTTTATACTTCCATTCGGGAAGACGGATATACACAACCTATTGTTACGATTTGGAGTGAGGAAGAGCAAAAGTACATCATTGTAGACGGGTTTCACCGTAATCTCATTGCACGTATGTACAAGGATATTGCCCGACGGAATAGTGGTCGTCTCCCCATTGTGGTTATTGATAAGGATATCAATGACCGTATGGCATCTACGGTCCGGCATAACCGGGCACGTGGTAAACATTCTGTTGACGGCATGACGAATATCATTTATAACATGATTAAAAATGGAGAGTCGGATGCAGTCATTTGTAAGAAGCTTGGTATGGAACCATTAGAGCTTGTAAAACTTAAGCACATCACCGGCTTTGCTAAGATGTTCAAGAACTATGAATACAGCAAAGCCATTAAAGAAATTATTCATCACACAGATTCAGCAGAGTTATGATTATGGATATACAGAATATTGCAATAGATAAAATCATTCCATATTGGAATAATGCCCGGAACAATAGCAAGGCTATCAAACCGGTAGAGGAATCAATCAAGAAGTTTGGCTTTAACCAACCGCTTGTAGTAGATAAGAATCTTGAAATCATTGTCGGCCATACACGATACTTTGCCCTATTAAATCTTGGATATAAGGAAGTACCTTGTATAATCGCTGATTTGGATGAAGAAAAGGCACGCCAGTATCGTATTGCTGATAATAAGACATCGGAGTTTGCATCATGGGATGAAGATAAACTGATACGTGAACTTAGGACTATGAATGTCCCTGCAGATATGCAAGATTTCTTTTTTGAGCCAATAGAGCAGCTGCTCGGATTTGATGTAAACTTTACTCCGGCAAATGATTATGCAACAGAAGATATGCAAGCAGAGGAAGTACAGCGGGAGTTCAGTCAGGAAATGGAACGTCAAGAGAATGAGGCTTTCAAAAAGAAAACGGAGCGTATTGAGGGGAACTTAGAGCAAGGAAAGACCGAATATATTGAAATGGCATGTCCCTATTGTGGAGAAATAATCAGGATGAAGAAGTGATATGGTAGCACCTGCGGGAAATAAATTTTGGATGTTAAGGAGTAAGCATGGGAGAGATAAACTCTTTTCCACGCCGGAACTTTTATGGGAAGCTGCCTGTGAGTATTTCCAGTGGTGTGATGAAAATCCCTGGCTCTCCAAAAAAGCTATTCAAAAGACGGTTCCTGTGAAAAGAAAGAAAGGGAAGAAAGTGGAAACTGTTAATGAACAGCAAGTGCAACAGGAAGTTTCCCCGACTTCCCGCCCGTACTCTCTTACCGGGTTTTGTATTTACGTAGGCGCTTCATCCAAATGGTGGAGCACCTTTCGTACGGAATGTAAAAATAAGAATGACGAAGATTTTTTAGAGGTCATCGCACGCGTGGAAGAAACAATCGAAACGCAACAGTTTGAAGGTGCATGTGTCGGTGCTTTTAATGCGAATATCATTGCTCGTAAACTTGGGCTTGCGGATAAGCAGGAAGTGGACCATACGAATGCGGGAAAGAGTTTAAGTCATTTTCATTTCTTCCATATACCAAAGAAGCGGAGAGTGTGAAGTGATGGGAGAGAGAGTCAACATAAAACAGCGTTTAGCCTATAACTATCTTCGTGACGATGTTACGAAGTTCTTATGTTATGGTGGTGCCGGTGGAGGTGGTAAGTCATGGCTCGGTTGTGAATGGCTGATGCAATGTTGCCATTATCTTCCCGGAACTCGTTGGTTTGCGGGGCGAAATAATCTCAAAGACAGTCGAGCATCTATAGCGGTGACATTTGTTAAAGTGGCTAACTCTCATGGCTATCCATATTATCACTTGACAAATGACGGCATCAAGTTCGATAATGGGAGTGAGATTATCTTTTTGGATTTGACATATTACCCTTATAAAGACCCGATGTATGAACGTTTCGGCTCCTTGGAATTTACGGGTGGATGGATCGAAGAGGCGGGTCAAGTGAATAGATTGGCCTTTGAAGTGTTACAGACTCGTATAGGACGGCACTTGAATGATGTCTATAATGTTCCAGGGAAAATTCTTATTACTTGTAATCCCAAAAAGAACTGGTTATACGATAAATTTTATAAACCATGGAAAGAGCATAAGTTAAAAGATGGTTATGCTTTTGTACAGGCGTTGGTACAAGACAATCCATTTGCAACAGAAGACTATATAAACACTTTGAAAAATACTAATGATAAAGTAACGAAAGAGCGTTTGTATTTCGGCAATTGGGAATATGATAATGATCCGGCAGTACTTTGTGATTATGATGCTATTTGTGACTTGTTTACAAACGAGCATGTACAACCGATAGGCTTATCGACTGGTTCTTCTGACCTTGCCATGAAAGGCCGAGACCGTTTTGTCTGTGGGCATTGGATAGGTAATGTATGTAACATCAGGTTAGACCAGGAATACAGTACGGGTAAATCCATTGAAACGGATCTTAAAAACATGATGATACAGTGGAAGATTCCACGTAGCATGATGGTAGTTGATAGTGATGGGCTGGGGAGTTATCTTGAAAGTTATCTGAATGGCATCAAAGAGTTTCATGGTGGTAACCGCCCTATTAATCCGGAGTTTGACAATCTGAAATCAGAGTGCGCTTTTAAGCTCGCAGAACTAATAAATAACCGACAGATAAGGATTATATGTACGGAAGCCCAAAGAGAGCGTATAATCGAAGAATTAGGAGTTTTAAAGCAAGACCATATAGATGCTGATACCCGAAAGAAAGGAATAATCAGTAAAGAGAAAATGAAAGAGATACTTGGTCATTCTCCGGATTATCTTGATATGCTGATAATGGCAATGTTCTTCCGTATCAAACCAATTCCCAAACGACCAAAAGCAAAATTAGGACAGATATGACAGTAAAAGAATTTTTGATATTAAGTGAGGTGGCAAGTAATGTTACTGACTTATTGGAACAGATAAAGAAACTCCCAAAGCCGGATTTCATTTCGGGAGTTCGTTTGCCGGATAATCTGAATGATACCACTATTGGGCAACTTATGGGACTACAATCTATATCAAGCGATGTTGATTGTATAATGATACCATGTCATGTCCTTTTAGGATTCTCTGTTGAACAAATAGAAGTATGTGAGGTAGAGGATGTTTTGGGCTTTTCCTCATGGGTTACTAAAGAGGTGGAACGGATAACCAAGCTGTTTGAAACAACAAGTGTGGCGCCTACTCCTGAGGAAAAACGTGCGGGTGTGGATCAGTTATCATTTGGCTTGTTTGGGTTGGTGGACTATTATGCAACCCGTATGGGAATAACTGACCATGAGCAGGTAGAAAGTGTTCCATGGGTAAGAGTGTATAAATGTCTTGATATGGATGCAGAGAAGATAAGATATGAACGAAGATTACGTAAAATTTATCAAGATAATAACAAATGAACACAAGTGTAGAGAGGAAAATAGCGTCTGTTGCAGAAAAGCTGAAAGACATAACCTATTTGTTTGATAACTGGGCGACGGCTAATGTCCGGTTGGATAAAATGCCATTACCGGCTATCATTAATCTACTACCTGTATCCGGTAAGTTTATTATATCCAGAACGCAGTTGAGGGATTGCCCTAATTGCATGATAGCATTTGCCGATAAGACTGAATTTGATTTTGACGGTAAGGAGAATGATACTATCATAGAACGTTGTAAAGAACATGCAGTGAACTTTATTCGTGAGCTTAATAAAAGTGGATTATTTGAGTGGGTGAGTGATGAAGTTCCTTATTCTATCTTTTACGATAAATTGGATGTGAATGTTACCGGAATTGTAATAGAATTGAAACTTAAAGAGGTTCAAGGAGTCTCAATGTGTTAGTTATGGAAGATAGGAGAAAAGAGATAAAGGGTATCCTGAATGAAGAATTGGAAAGTCTTCGGCAGCGTATTGTTGAGAACCATATACAGGCTGGGCAGCGTGCAAGTGGAAGGACTATCAAGAGCTTGCATGTCGTAGTGGATGATGATCATGGAATTCTGTTTGGTAGGAAGGCTTTCGGTGTATTGGAAACAGGACGTGGACCGGGGAAAGTACCTAAGGGTTTTTATAAGATTATTCGGCAGTGGATGATAGATAAAGGTATTCAAGTAGAAAAGCCTAAGTCATTTGCTTATCTCGTAGCCCGGAAAATAGCAGAAAAAGGTACCAGGCTTTATCGTACAGGGAAACATGAAGACATATATTCAAAAGATATTGAAATAGCAATACAAAATATAATGAATCGTGTATTTGGTATTTTCTCAAAGGATGTGAAACATATAAATCTGAATAGCAATGCGAACTCATAAGATAGATAATACAACGATTGAATATCCGGATGAGATAGCTTTCTGCTTTAATCCGATGGTTGTAAACGTTTTGGGCCATCCATGGGCATGGATAGAAGCTGTTGTACGTGATGTAGCAACGGGGATTGAACACTCCGAAAAAAGGGCGTTGTTTCAAAGTACATGCTTCTTCGACTTATCCTTTTATACCCAATCGTACTTTGATACAATTCAATTTGGAAGGATAGATTATTCTTTGTCAGGTGCGGAAGATACACAGTTGGGGCGGTTATTCTCATTTGATCTGAACATGTATTCCGAGAATGGGCAGTTAGGAGAGAGCTTTCAATTTGAGACTTATGTCGTTTGGGGAGCGATGAAAATCGGAGAGCGATATAATGGCGACAGAGTGTTAACATGGTTCAAGAACTTCCCATTTACAATAGGTATGTACTCAGCCGGGGAAAGCAGCGTCAATGTTACTGCTGATGGTAAGTCCTTACCTGCTGTCAGGTTACCCAAACGTAATATTTACAATCTATTCTTGACGGGAATCGATGCTCAAAAAGAAGTGAAATTTGATTTGTCTGGAACTGGAACTGTTGGAAGCGTATTCGATATGACATTTGACTACACTTTTCATATAGTGGCGGGAGCTTCCTCTAGTGTCCGGTTGCTTATTGATGACTGTACAAGCGGGGTATATCTTCGTTGGATTAGCCGGCATGGATTTTATTGCTATTGGTTGTTTAAGGCTGGTGATGAAAAGAAGCAAGTGGTGAATAACGGGGAATTCATTCGTAATAATATGCGTGATTATAGCTATGTAAATGGTTATCATGGCGGCACCGGACGTAAACAGCGTAAGACAGAAGAAAATACACTTCCTGTATGTGCTCCATTGGTGGATAGTGATACATACGATTTCCTTTTTCAACTTACCATGTCTCCAGTAGTAGATATGTACATGGGAAAAGATGTTGATAAAAAGGAACGGTGGCAAGGGGTGAACATTGCGGTTGAAACTTTTAACAAAACTCGTGCTGTTCTTCAAGATTTTGTAGCAACGATTATTTTACCAGAGATAAGGGTGCAAAGCTTATGAGAAATGATTTATTGTTTATTGACGGTGAATTGGTGGATTTGGATGACAGTACTAAGATTACTTTGAACTATAAAAGTAACCTGTTTACCGATTTGAGTAAGATCGTAAGCAATAACAGTTATACGATCAAGTTGCCTAAGACAGTCAGGAATCAACGTATTATCCAACATGCTGACCTTCCGGCATGCCAGACTGACTATCCGAGAACGTTTCATGATACAAGGTATATCCGTAACGGGGTTGAAATTATTTCTAACGGGAAAGCTGTATTAATGACTGGGGCGGATTCTTTTGAAATAGCTTTGACGTGGGGGAATATTAGCTTGTTATCTAACATTATTGAGGGTGACAAAACATTGAATGATTTGAAAGATAGTTATCCTGAGTATTATACTATTTGGAAAAGAGAGATTAGTAATTATCAAGATGGTGCAAGTTTTATCATGTCCGATATGAATATGGGGGTACGGAATTATGATAACAAGAACTATATCCATCCATGTGTCCGGGCAGGTTGGATTTTAGAACGTATATCCCAGGATAGCGGTATCAAATTCTTATTTCCTACCAATGTCACAGATAATCTGATTAACAAACTCCTTATCCCGATGTTAACCAAGAAAGGAAAGGGAGAGGATTATAATAATCAATTCGGAATCACTTATGAGTATGTGAACGGAACGCGACCCAATCATGATTATGGATATGTTTTGAGAGGTAGTACGTCTACTTATAAAAAAACAGATTATCTGGAAACGGTAGACCTTAGTTCATCCAAGTATGAAGGCATGAAGATTTTGAAGAACAATACCAAAATCCGGATCATGGGAAGAATGTTTTTTAATTTTGTGAGAACAGAGGTTTCTAATCCGAGATTTGTAGCTTACAAAGTAGTGAATGGGGTTGCGGAGGAAGTCTTCTCCGTTGGTTATATAGATTTAGAAAAGCAAGGGAGTCAAAATTGGTTTGTATCTTTTGAATATGATGATTATACATCTGTATTGGCTGCGGGAGATGTGATCTATTTCGCCTTTGCTGATACTGGATTCTTTACAAACAGTTGGGGGAGTACAACCTTTGTAGTCGGGTTATTGGCATTCACTGAAGAAACCAATGTTTTTGAAGATGGAATAAGCGATGGATATTATCCTATTATATCCAATTTGCCAAACATAAAGCAGATTGATTTCATTAAGTCTTTATCTGTTATGTCTGGTACATTTGCTGTAGTCAAAGATGATGTTACGGTTAGGTTTGTTTCAATGGATGAAGTTATAACTAACAAGTCTAGGGCTATAGATTGGACTACGAAGGTGGTTGCGTCGTATCAGGATAATAAACCTAAAACTATCTCGTTTTCTCTTGATGGATTCGCTCAAAAGAATGTCTACAAGTGGAAAGAAGACAAAACAGTATCTGGAGATTATGAAGGATGCATCAATGTTGATGATGAGACTATTGAACTAAGTAAAGATAGCGTTACGCTTCCTTTTGCCGCAACCGATACGAGAACCGGTAAAGCATATATTCCAATTTATGAATATGAAGATAACGAGGAGATTGGAAAGATAGGGAAAGTTGAACCTCGTATATTGTTGGAGATTAGTAACAATGGTAAGTCAAGGGCAACATTCAACGGGTTGTCATGGCATGCCTTGTTGTCTAAAAATTATCAATCATACCAAAAGGTGGTACATAATCCGGTTGTCATTACGGAAAAAATTGAAATTAACGATATTGAGCTAAAAGAGTTGGATGTAACGGTTCCGGTATATCTGGGCCAATACGGTAGATACTATGCTATTATATCTGTAAAGGCAGAAGATACGGGGATATGTGAGTGTAAATTATTACAGTTGGAGGTATAGTTATGGAAAATGTAGAAGAAAGAGTGCTGGATATTCGGGTACGATACGATGATGCTATCCGAAAAATCGCAGAATATCGTACTCAGCTGGATGTACTTCGAAAAAGAGAACAAACTTTAAAAGAGGATTTGAAAGCAGGACGTATGAGTCGCAAAGAGTATAACTTACAGTTATCAGAAACCAAGATTGCTACTCGTGAAGTGAACGAGGCTGTTCGAATTCTGAGTAAGCAAATACAGAATGAGCGTAAGGAACAGACGGAGCTTGAAGGTAGCTTAGTTAGATTACGTGCGGAACTTTCTAATTTGACTGCTTCTTATGATAGGTTAAGTCGTGCGGAACGTAACAGTGCCAAGGGCAAAGAGATTCAAGATAAGATAAATGCCATTACCGATGAATTGAAGGAAGCGGAAGAGGGTACACAGCGTTTCTATCGTAATGTCGGTAATTACGAGGAAGCTTTGAAAGATTTTGTAGGTATCAATAATGACTTTGCAAATTCTTTGTTGAATATCGCCCAGAACTCAAATGGAGTGAAAGGCTTTTTCTCCAATATGAAGACAGAAGCATCTGCTTTAGGTTCAACGCTAAAGGCATTATTGAAAAATCCGGTATTTATGAGTATAGCAGGTGTTGCCGGAGTCGGTTTTGCTTTCAAATGGTGGTATGACTACAATAAGGGGGTAAAAGAGGCTACCAAATTGACAAAGCAATTTACGGATAAGTCTGGCGATGATTTGAAAATCTATCGGAGTGAAGTACAAGCTTTGGCTGATTACTACAGTAAAGACTTCCGGGATATGTTGACTGCTATTAATTCCGTAGAAAAACAGTTTGGCATATCTTCTGATGAAGCGTTGAAAGTAATCAAAGATGGTTTCATTGCCGGAGCAGATGCGAATGGTGAGTTCCTATCTGCTTTGAAAGAATATCCGGCATACTTCAAAGAGGCTGGTATCTCTGCGGATCAGTTCGTTGCTATTATTGCAGAAACCAATAAGCAGGGTGTCTTCTCTGATAAGGGAATTGATACTATCAAAGAGGCGAATACCCGGCTTCGGGAAATGACTACATCAACGGCTGGTGCATTGGATGGTATCGGTATCAGCTCTAAACAAGTCCAGAAAGATTTGCAGACAGGAGCAAAGACTACTTTTCAAATCATGCAGGAAGTATCTGCCAAATTGAATGAACTACCGGAAAGCAGTGCGGTGGTTGGAACTGCCATTGCAGATATCTTTGGCGGTCCGGGAGAAGATGCCGGCTTGCAATATATCCGTACCTTGAAAGATATTTCTGTTAATCTAAATGAAGTCAAAGGTAAGACCGGGGAACTGGGTAAAGTGGAAGATGACTTGCTCGCTTCTCAAACGGAACTAACCAAAGAGGTCGCTTTGCTTTTTGACGCTACAGGTGGTTCATTTGAGAAAATGACGGCTAAGGTTGAGACTTTCGTCAATGATGCTTTATCCTCTTTGATTAAAGATGTACGAACTTTGTTTGAATCGGTAGAAGACATATCAGAACGGGAAACTAAAGCGGCTGTTGAGCTTGGAAAGAATGTTGCAGAGGCTAATGTCGGAGATGAATATGCCAAGATAGAGGCGGCACGAATTCGATATGTGAAAGTGGGGATTTCTGGGGAAGAAGCTTTAAAAAAGGCCAAAGAAGAAAGGCTGCAGATGCTAAATTTATCTCTGAAACAGGAAGAAGAATACTTGCAGGAAACTATTGCTATCAATGAGAAATATAATAAAGAGCTAGATGATGTTTCATTCTGGCGTCAGGGAATAGGCAAAGATCGTTCTAATTCAGCCATAAACAAGGATATCGCTTCTTCATGGAATGATTATATAGCACAGTTATCGGCTGTGGAATCCAGGAAAGAGACTATTAATTTAGTGTCTTCATATACCGGGGATACTGATAAAAAGAAGACGCCGATTACTGACCCTAAGGCTGTGGCCGAAGCTCTTAAAATCAAAAAGAAGGAGTTAGAAGAGATACGTAAGGCTGAGAATGAAATGCTGAAACTCATTAAGGATAGCCGGGAGAAGCAGACGCAAGAAATAGAATATGAATATAGCCGTCAGATTGAAGATTTGAAAAGCCGTTTGAAAATCGAAAAGGACTTGACACCTCGTGCTAAGGAGGAAATCGGGAAACAGATTCTTTCTCTTGAGCAGCAGAAAACAGTTGCTTTGCAAAAGCTCTCTGATGAAGAACTGAAAAAGGAGATTGAAAATCGGCAGAAACTTATTGCCCTACAACTTGAATCTGTAAAAGCCGGAAGCGAGCAGGAGTATCAATTAAAGATGCAGCAACTTGTAGCCCAACGTGATGCGGAGCTTCAGCAGAAAGAGCTAACCGAGCAGATGAAACTTACTATCATAGAGAAGTACAACAAGAAGGTTGATGATTTGACCAAGCAGCATAATAACTCCATTATCAAGAAACAAGAGGATGCATTAAGGATACGTTTTGAAACAGAAATAGCCCAGACATACGGTGACGAACAAGAAATTCTCCGTATTAAGATGGAGCAGAAGCTTGCAGAGTTGAATACTATACAGCAACTTGAGGGGGAAAGTATAGAAGCTTTTAATTTGCGTAAACTTCAAGCTCAAAATGACTATAATGATGCAAAGAAAGCTGTTGCAGATAAGGAGATAGCTATTGAACAATCCAAATATGATGCTATGGCTACTGTTACAAATGGACTTATTGCCTTGACAGATGAGATAGGTAATCAAGACCGTAACTTTGCCATTGCAAGTAAGGCTTTGGCTCTTGCTGAAATTGCAATCAATACAGGTAAGGCTATTTCTAAAATGGTTTCAGCGGAAGCAGGAAAGGGTATCATTGGACTTGGTACAATGGCAAGTGGTATAGCTACTATACTTTCTAACATTGCGGCTGCTATTTCTACGGTAAAAAGTGCTAAATTTGCACAGGGTGGTTCAGTAGTAGGTCCGGGCTCGGGTACAAGTGACTCTATACCGGCGATGTTATCTAATGGTGAAAGTGTAATGACGGCTGCCGCGACTTCTATGTTTGCTCCGTTATTATCAGCTTTTAACCAAATGGGTGGTGGCATTCCTATCAACGTCACTACTTCATCCAATCAGGCGTTGGGTGAAGATATGCTTTCCAAAGCTGTTGCAAAGGGTATGATGATGGCTCCGCCGCCGGTATTGTCCGTAGAGGAATTTACTTCTGTTGCAGATAGAGTAAAGTATGTCGAGAATCTTGGTAGTGTATGAATGCGTATGAGTTATTAATTCTGAATAGGAACATCCTCCAAGTAATGGATGGTGTTTCTCTTGATGTTGGGGATGTGAAATACATCCCAGTATATCAGGAATATATGCGCTTGTTACGGGAAGGGCATAAAAAGACCTATATCATGCAATATTTATCTGATGAGTATAATATTGCAGAAAGGACAATTTATCGAATCATTGATAAATTTTCAAGTACAGTTAATATCTAAGGTTTCATTGTGAATTATTTTTTTAATTCTGTGTTCAAACCTAATTAGGATATAGGTGCCAGATATTTTTTCTTGCTAAAAATAGAGTTTTACTTTAGGAAAAATGTTGAAAACAAATTTGTATATATGGTTTGTAACTAAAATGTAATTTTCTTGTAATTAGGTATATTTTAATTGCTCTATAGATTTGCAATCTATTTTAATACACCCAGGTTATGATAATGACAAAGGTTACTTATGAGGATGAATATTTGTTCTCACTACTAAAACAAGGTAATCAAGATGCTTTTACACAGCTTTATAATAAGTATTATTCGATGCTTTATAGTCTGTCGTACAGGTATTTGCAAGAGAGAAATCTCGCAGAAGATGTCGTTCAGCAGGTTTTCTTGCACCTGTGGGAAGTACACTCCACTTGCCATATTAAAGTACACTTGAGAAATTATCTTTATACTATGACGAAAAATTATTTGTTAAATATGATTCGGGATACGAATGATATAATCGCAAGAGAGGATATGGAAAGAACTGAACAGAATAATATTATTGATGATGGCTTACAAGAAAAACTTGAAGAAGAAAGGAAGTTCAGCTATTTACGTTGGGCTGTAAAGCAACTGCCAAGTTTCAAACGGGAGATTTGCCTGTTGAAAATATATAGGGGATTAAACAATCAAGAAATAGCGGATGAATTGAATATACCGATAAACACAGTCAAATGTTACTATACACAATCTTTGAAGTTACTGAAATATTATCTTAGAAATCATGTTGAATAGAGGCAGGGTTGTCAATATTCCCTTATTCCACAAAGAAATAACGTGAGTATGGCTGAAATGAAATTGACATACAAAAGAAATGCAGCCGTTATACACTTTTGAACATGCTTTGTGTCAATAGTACGTAAAAGATATTATTGAATCAAATTTATTAATTACTTAACGTACTAAAATGAGAAAAGGTATTTTGATTGTTTTAACTGTTTTACTGAGCACATCTTATATGATGGCTGCTCAGAAAACAATGTTAGAGCGTAAAAAAGTAGAAAAGGGCTACGTCTTGACATCCGATGAGGAGGTCTCAAAGAAAGTGGCTACGGTTAAAATGAAAGGTGTTATTTTTGACAAGAAAACACAGGAAAGATTGCCGGGGGTAACATTGGTACTAAGCGATAATCCTTCGATTGGAACGGTTACTAATATGGATGGCGAATTTCAGATAACGGCTGTCCGAGGATCTAAATTGAAAGTGTCCTATATAGGATATGAAACTCAACTGCTAGCTGTAAACCCTGCTGACAACATTAAGGTAGAGCTTGACCAAGACAATTTCAAACTGGATGAGGTTGTAGTAACTGGGCAAGGTGCAGAAGTACAGAAACGGCGTTTATCATCGAATGTAACGACAGTCAATAGTAAAGAACTGGAACGTATGAAGCAAGGGCGAATCGATCAGATATTGCAGAACTCCCTACCTAATGTGCAAATTACGATGGCCAGTGGTCAAGCTGGTACCACTTCATTAGTTAAATCAAGGGGGCTGTCATCTGCCTATTCTAATTCTACTCCGGTAATTTATGTAGATGGCGTACGTGTGGATAATATGAATACGGGAGCCACCTTAAATAACTCTTTAAGCGGTAATAGTGCCGTGACTGGCTCTATAGGTGATATTCCTATGGAAAACATTGACCACATAGAATATGTAACAGGCGGTGCAGCTACTACACTTTACGGTTCAGATGCTGCCAACGGGGTCATCCAGATTTTTACTAAAAAGGGAACAGAGCAAAAGATTTCTTTTTTTGCTGAAACCCAGTTAGAGGCGGATGTGGCTTCTTCACAATTTTATCATTTTAAACGTACAAAAGAATTATTGCATCAAATAGGATTTACTCAAAAATACCGTATCGGCTTTGATGGTGGAGCTGAAAAATATGGCTATAGTTTTGGAGCGAACATGAGCAATAGTACCGGTACTCTGATAAAGGATGGGAACGAAGACCGTAAGTATGACCTACGTTTCGGCTCAAGAGTGAAATTCAACAAAGTTCTTGAGTATCAGAATTCATTTGGTATGGTGATACAGGACTTTGCCCGTAGCCGTAAAGGCAACCAAGGTGGATATACAGGATTGTGGTTTACGGAAGGTGCAGCCGCAACTAATTTTAAATATACAAATACTGAAGGTAAGCAAGTAAACTATGGAGCCGATTTGGATGCTTTGGATGATTATGCTTTTGCCCAAATGAAATCTTTTGTAAACACAGCTGAAGCATTACAGAATAACCGGGAATCTGTGAAACGTTTCCAAACTTCACAGTCTTTAAGTTATGCCCCGTTAACCAATCTTACTTTTAAAGGCATACTAGGAGTGGACTACCGTCTGAATAATAATAAGAACATCATTACCAATGAATATCTGATACACACCCAGCAAAAGCCGGAAGGTACGTCAGACGCGGGAAGTATTTCTAATTTTGACCGTAATTATTTCGGTTTGACTATCGATATAAATGGACAATACAAATATCGTTATAAGGACATCTTCAGTCTGATTTCTACAGCTGGTTTCCAATTTTTTAGCACATACGACCACCAATCTGTTTATAATGGTACCAATGTGCGAGATGGTGCGCAAATAGTAGCAGGGGCAGGAACATTGACTTCCAATGAATGGCTGAGTTATCTATATAACTATGGTTATTTTATTCAGGAGAATATCGGCTTTTTGGATCGTTATTACATAGATCTAGGACTACGTTCGGATTACAACACAGCTTTTGGTGACAATGTCGGTTGGCAGTATTATCCGAAAGTGGGAATTTCCTATGTACTTTCCGAAGAACCTTTCATGCAAAGTTTTAAAGAAAGTAATTTTATTAACAATGTACGTATTTTGGCAAACTATGGTGTGGCAGGTAGCTATCCGCCAGCCTTTGAATATCAACGCACAGTAGCTTTCAATTCATTTCAAGGACAACAAGCCGCTTCTTTCGGTAAATATGGAAACCCGGATTTGGCTCCAGAAAAGAAACATTCTTATGAAGCGGGTTTTAATGCGGTTCTTTTTAATCGTATTTTAAATCTTGGTTTTACTTATTATTATGCTTTAACTAAAGATGCCCTTTTCAGTATTCCGTCTCTTCCCTCATCAGGACAGTCGGCCAACTATCTGTCTAATGTAGGGGAAATTGAGAACAAAGGTATTGAATTGAGTGTAGGATTACAACTGGTAGATACTAAAGACTGGAATGTTCGCTTGAATGCATCATACAACACCAACCATAACAAGGTTCTGAGTATCGGTAATGCAGTACCATTTGCTATTGGTGGCTTCTCGTCAAGAACAGTGCAAACTGTAGTAGCTGAAGGACAGCCGGTAGGTTTCATCCGCGGTTACAAAGCTGTACTGAATTCGGATAACTCATTAAAAGAAATTCTTCCTTTACAGAATTTAGGGTCCACACTCCCTACTGTATATGGAAACTTCTCTCTTTCTGCAAGCTATAAAAATCTGTCTTTGATGATTAACGGTGATTATCAATACGGAGCATACGTACATTCGTTCGACCGTCAATTCCGTTTCTCCAAAGGATTAAAAGACAGTGCAATACCGGAAAAAGCTTTGGAAGGATTAGATCAAGGTGCCAATTGGTTAAATTTCACAAACTTTTTCGTAGAAAAGTCGGATTTTGTGAAAATTAGGAATATTGGGATTTCCTATGACTATAAGCCTGAAAAGTATTTGAAGAACATCAATTTTGGTTTTAATGTCTATAACCCGTTTGCTTTTACGGCTTCTTCTGTAGATCCTGAAGCAGCTTTGGCAGGAGCTCGTTCTCAAGGTGCAGTAGCCGTAGGTGGACTAAATTATTCTTCATACTCCACTCCTCGGCAATATGTAGGTTCTATTCGTATCTCCTTCTAAAAATGTCCAACTCTTAATGAAATAATAAAAATGAAGATAAAAAACTGTATTCTGTTAGGGGCTTTAGCCTTATCATGCGCATCATGCGAGCTGTTGCAGCCCAATGACATTATCAATCCTAACGTGGACGAAAAGACGTTCTTGCAGACCCCAAATGCAATGAGTACTTGGGTAAATGGAGCCAACCGTTCATTTGCCACCATTATAGGTACGTATGTGGAACTCATAGAAATACTATCTGATAATTACTTCAATAATTACAGTCAAAGCAGCAAAGTTTTTGATTTCCCTACAATCTTATACACAGATGTAGATGTCACAAACTTGCAACGCCATATTGGTACATTACGTGAAACCGCTATTCAGGGGTTAGAAGTGGTGGCTGCAGCTGATGCGACTACTACAGATGCTCAGCGTTTCAACCTTTATTATATAAAAGGTTTTTCTTATTTACTGGCAGGAGAGTATTTCCTTGCGCTTCCTGTTGAAAACGGAGGAGAGGTAAAAAGTTGGCAGGAAAATTTGAATCTAGCGATTTCCACCTTTACAGAGGCTTTGAACTATACTAATGATGCTGGTAAAAAAGCATTCATAAATACAGTGATAGCCCGCTCTTATTATAGGTTAGGAGACAAAACAAATGCTGTGCAATATTCAAATAATGCGTTAGCCTTGTCCAAGGACTTTGTAGAGCAGATTGAATATGATGGAGATAACGGTGTAGAAAGTTCTATACAAGGATATATCTACGGAACAAACTTTCAGCCGTTACCTCGACTTGATTTTCTTGATCCGAAATATTTTCAGAAGAACAGCGCAACTGAAGCACGTCCTATCTGTATAGCTAAAGCGGAAGAAGCTTATCTGATTCTGGCCGAAGCAGCTTTAGCTGATAATGATCTTAATGGAGCAAAAAGTATTTTGAAGGAATTGTTGGCACTTGTAAAAAAACGTCCGGTAGAAACCGATATTAACGACCAATTAGAAGGACGTTATAACGGAGGATACAAAGAATATCCCAACAGTTCCGAATACAAAGTAGCTGCTTCGGCTGAAGATGAACTAAGAAGTGGGTTAGTACTTGATCGTCAAATGCCCAATTTAATTTCTATTCCTTACATTTCAGGAACTTCTGTCACAGAAGCGATGATAGATAATCCAACCACAGTGGATAATTTACTGGAAATACTCTATCTCATGCGTCAGGAGATATTCATAGCAGAAGGACGGCGGGTAGCTGATTTAGGAATCCGGCTGCCGATATGTGAAACAGAAGCAGCAAACACTCCATCAGCTGCCAATTATACAACCGCTCAAATACCTCCCTTTATTCCTTTAAATCAGGAGATGGATGCCTTCGAAATGAATAAGGATACTAAAACAGTAGTTATTAAATACAATATGAATCGCGTTATCGTACAAAATAAATCTTCAGAATATGTGGCTCCTTTCTTTAACTAATCAAACGATGAAATTGAAAAGAAATATTTTAATGTTTTTATGTAGTTGTTTAATAGGCACCGCGACTGCTGCCGATCGTTCTAAACACGTCATTCTTATTACCATTGATGGAATGAGAACCGAAATGGTAACAGATAGTACAATGCCTTCACCCAACTTAAAAAGAATGAAGCGGGATGGATTGTTTGTGGAACGTATCAAAGGAATTACTCCGACAGCTACATACCCTTCACACATAACTATTGTGACAGGAGTAGAACCTGTTCAACATCGTATCTACTATAACTCTCCTTTTACAGAGAACAAACCAGGAAACGTAAGCTATTGGTATGCAGACTCTATCAAAGCAACTACAATCTGGGATTCTGCAAACCAAAACGGGTTGATCGTAGCCTCTCTCTTTTGGCCTGTATCTGTAGGAGCAAAATCTATTCATTATAATGTACCTGAATATTGGTCGGTAAAGCCCGTTGCTAATCAATTGGAATACATCAAGCCCTACTGTACTCCGAAAGGCTTTTTAGATGAATTGGAACGGGAAGCCACTGGAAAATTGAACCATAAAAATTTTAGTGCCGGTTCTATGGATAGAGATGCTCGTACTGCCGCAATGGCCAATTATATTATGAATACTTATAAACCCAATCTAATGACAATACATCTGATTACTACTGACTATGCCCAACATGCTACAGGATTGAGGTCTGACAGAGTGAGTGCAACAGTAGGAAGTGCCGACCATGCTGTAGGGTTGATTCTGGAAAATCTGGAACGGAATAAATTATTATACAATACTACCGTAATTGTATGCGGCGATCACGGCTTTGTGAACTATAGTAAAAGTATTGTTCCGAACGTATGGTTAGTGCAAGAAGGTTTGTTGAGTGAAAAACCTGGAGGAGAGTGGAAAGCTTGCTTTCATGGAGCAGGAGCTATGATGTTTCTTTATCTAAAAGACAAGAATGATCAAACTACTTTGAATAAAATTCGCAAAAAACTGACTTCATTACCAGATACGACCCAAGCATTATTCCGTATAGTAGAAAAAGAAGAATTAGGCAAGGTTGGGTGTGACCCAGAAGTGGCGTTTGCGTTGGAGCCCGTAAAAGGAGTAGCTGTTGCTACTGCTCGTACCGGAGCGGATGTTATAGAGAAGTTTGGAGGTAAGCATGGCTATCTATCAGGCATTGACCCTACGACATTAGTAGCATTTGGATGCGGGATTGAGAAAAAGGAATTACCAGTTATGAAACAAACGGATATAGCTCCTTTTATAATGAAGCTTCTGGGTATCGATTTTGGGAAATAAAGTAATATAGAAACAAAAGACTATTTGAAAATAGAAAGGTGAATTAGTCTTATTGATATTTGTAAGCTGAAACAGAGGTATTCCCCTATTTTTGCCTTGATTTTGGAAATGCAAGGTAAGAATGGGGGAATTTTCATATTTTAATCTATAAATGCATGTCTTTTAATTTTATCAGAACTTTTCTTGTTATTGCTAAAAGTTACTGACATAGCGTGTCAGTGGAATAAACTTCTTATATTCTTCAAGCCGTATTCTGTTTTCTACCTTTGTTACAAACAATTATGTAGTATGGCAAAATTATACATTAATAAGGACATTGTAGCTGATAGAGATAAACTGGAGAGTTGGTATTTGACCGGCGATGAAGGGCTTTCGTTTCCAGATATTCAATATTTTCTTTCATGGCTTGACCCGGCTGACCCTACAATCGACATTGAAATACATTCATGTGGTGGTGATACTGTTGAGGGGTATGCAATTTATGATGCATTACGTGCATCGGGTAAGGAAATTTCTTGTACTGTTGTTGGAAGATGTGCTTCTATGGCGACAATTATTCTACTGTCTGCACCGCTGGAACGCAGAAAGGCTTATCCCCATGCAAAGTTTCTCATTCACAAACCATATTTGGCAAAGTATGACGATGTCTTAGACCTTGAAACGATAGAAACCCTTAAATCAAGTTTGGAAACGGAAAAAGCTAAGATGTTAGCTGTCTATGTTGAAAGGACAGGGACAGAGCCAAACGTATTGGAAACTCAAATGAATAAAGAAACATGGTTTGGTGGAGAGGTTGCAAAACAATTAGGATTTATATCTGCTGTTCTTGTCCCAACTACAGCAAAAGGAATCGATTATAAACTTAATAGTAAAAAAATGAACAAAGAAAAACAAGTGACAGTGAAGCAATCTATCATTGATAAGTTGCTTGCCAAATGTGGCTATCAAAAGATTGAGGATATTCCAGTAATATCTATGGAGTTGACAGACGCCGAAGGTAATATACTGACGGTGGAACGTGAAGAGGGAGAACCGCAAGTCGGGGATGCCGCGTCTCCTGACGGTGAACATGTTATGCCTGATGGGAAGACTATCATCGTAACCGATGGAGTAATTACGGAGATTAAAGATCAGGAGGAAGAAAATGGTGATGAGGAGATTGAGGCTTTGAAGGCCCGCATTGAAGAACTTGAAGCGGAAAATGCGGCTTTGAAAGTTAACGCCCGTACAGTTGAGGACAATAAGATTCTGAATGCTGTAAAGATGGCAGGTGGGGAAAATTGGTTGGCGAAGCATTGCTCAACCTACAGGGTTTCTTTACGTGCCCAGACTTTTAAGACAACTGTTGATCCTCAGGCCAGTGCAGAGGAAACACCTATTCAGAGGAAGTTGAGAGAAGAAAGAGAAAAGCGAGCTAAAAAGTAAAGAAAGGAGATTTGAGTATGCCTATTTTGGATTTTTCAAAATTGACACCGGACAATCAGGCGGTGAAAGATTTGAAAGACTTGATTGAATTGACAGTCTTTCAGAATGAGGATATGGAGCGTTTTATGACGTTCATGCCTAAAGTGACCAATGGCAAGAAAGTTGGTTTTATTGGTGAAATGGAGGATGTGGGTATCGCAGGCTCTGGATGTGATCCTACATATCAAAAGGTGGCTATTGCTGCAGCCCAAAAGGTTTGGGAAATTGGTGATTGGCAAGTTCCATTGGAAATGTGTTATGAGGATTTGGAAAACACTATTGCTAAATATTGCCTAAAAACCGGTACTAATATTGCGGACCTTACTTCTACTGAGTATATGGATGGAATCGTCCTTCCGAAGCTAACGGAAGCAATGATGAAAATGTTGTGGCGCTTTACTTGGTTTGGAGATAAGGATGCTGCCAATGTTGAAGGTTCAGGGCAAATTACAGATGGTTTGAATGTTGAATTGTTTAAAACATGTGACGGTTTCTTTAAACGTCTGTTTGCTATATGTACAGCTAATGCTAGCCAGCATACTGTCATATCATCCAATGCTGAAGCATCTTATGCTTTGCAAAAATCCAAGATGAAAGAATTGGGTGCTGCAACTTCTATATTTGATGCAATGCTTGAAGATGCGGATAGTCGTATTTTCCAAAAGTCTGGACATGCAATTTTTGCTACGAAATCATTGTGTGATTCTTTATCTCGTGACGTGAGAGAAAAATATAAGGTTATTATGCCTTGGGAAGTTATTTTTGACGGACTTGAAGTAGGGGAGTATGACGGTGTTACAGTTGTAAAATGTTCAATTTGGGATCGATTTATCCAAGCATATCAGAATGATAAAACCAAATTGAATCTTCCCCATCGTGCTGTTCTGTGTTCTCCGGACAATCTGATGTACGGCTGTGAAGGTGATAACCCTATGTCAGACCTTGATATCTGGTTTGAAAGAAAATCCCGTAAGAATTATATCTATTCTACAGGTAAACTTGGTTCTATGATCGGCGAGGATAATCTGGTACAAGTTGCATATTAGGAAAGGAGGTATTTATGGGAGTATGCGATGATATTTTGAAGAAAGATATTTCTCCGTCTTGTGATGACCCGGTTGTACAAGGTTTGGAGCAGGAAGGTGTGATAATGAATCGTGCAGATGTAGACTTTGCTGCAACACTATTCAATTCTACCCGTAAGAATGTGATTGAGACACTAGCCATGAAGACGGGGAAGAAAGCATATAAAGTTATTGTACCAGGAAAGGCTCCATTTACAGGAACTACCACAGCTTTGGCTACTGGTACATATCGTAATTCATTCACAAACACTCTTGTACTTGTGATTCTAGCTAATGATCCGGATGTTTGTGCAGATATTATTGACGGCTTGGCTAACGGTTCTTACGTTGTAGTGTTGGAAAATAAATATAAGGGGTTACAAAAAGAAGCAAATCCGGGCGATGCCGCTTTTCAGGTTTTTGGATATTATCAAGGTCTTACAGCTACTACTATTGAAAACAATAAGTATAGTGAAGATACAGAAGGCGGATGGACCGTAACACTTGAAGAACAGAAAGCTCCAAAGTCAGCTTTATTTTTGTATAAAACAAGTTATGAAGCTACTAAAACTGCTATTAATACTTTAATGGCCGAACCGGCAGAGTAGAGGTATGACAGTTTTAGAAGTGGTTGATAAATTGAAAGAGTTGGGGGATAAACTCCCCCTCTCTTCTTCTGATAAATCAGACATTGAAGTAATGTATCATGAAGTCTTCGGACGAACTTTTATTAGAACTTCATGTGGTGATTGCTATCGTGATGCTGTGATTGAGATGTATTCATATTTAAAAAAATACGGAAAGATGAAAGAAAAATCAAATTATGCATTGAAAAATGGTGTTTTACTCCAGGCTGGCTTTGGGAGTGGTGAAATGTATACCAATGATAATCTAACTGATGAAGCGGCAGAAAGATTTCTTGCGGGAAATCCTAAAGGGATAGTGTTTTTTGCTTTAACGCCTTCTGATTGGGAGGAAAGGGTTGAAAAACGCAAGAATCCTGTTACGGTTTTGGATGAGATTTTAGTTTCAGAATTGGTGAAAGCTTTCCAAGTGGAAGGTGCGACTGTCAAAATTGTAAAAGATGCATTTAAAACCTATCAAATAGATGGAAAGAAGGTGACTTCTAAATTATTGGATGCCCATATAAAAAAGGCTCAATCCCTTTTTGAATTAAAACAAGAAACGGCAGAATAATAAATGACCTCACGAAACGATGAATGTAAATGATTTAAAGAAGAAAAGTAATAGGCGTGTTGATACGGGATATTTACGTAATCTTGGCATCCAAAGCTATGGTGATGATAATCTATATCCTCAACATTTAAGGAATATCATCGCTGCGAGTTCAACGGGTAGTGAATGTGCGGAACGTTATGCCAATTTTATAGAAGGGAATGGTTTTTGTGAGGTCACTTTTTCTAAATATGTAGTTAATCGTCGTGGTGATACAGCAGATGATATCCATGCTTTTGTATGTAGGGATGTCGCAGATTATGATGGGATAGCAATACATGTAAACTATAATATGTTTGCTGATATAGTAGAGATACAGCATGTTCCCTTTGAAAATTGCCGTTTATTAGAGGAAGATGAAAACGGATATATTGCTAAGATTGCGGTTCACCCTGATTGGAGTGGAAAGAAAACCCGTAATGGTAAGGCTATTAAGGTTATACCGGATAATGTAGAGTTCATAGATGTTTTTAATCCTTGTAAAGAAGTGGTGTATGCACAGATTCGTGCTGCTGGGGGAATTGAAAACTATAAAGGACAGATATTGTGGATTAGTAACACTGGAAAATTTGTGTATCCTGTCGGAAGGGCTGACCGGGTGATTACGGAAATGAGTACGGATGAAGGGCTTGCAAATGTAAAATATCGTAATGTTCGCTGTAATTTTATGCCTTCTGGAATGATTGTTACCAAGAAAGGTGTTTCTTCGGTACATCTTGATGAAGAAGGGAATCCGATAAGAGAAGATAAGCTAAGCGAAGATACAGGCTTTTCAGATACCGTTATACAACTTCAAGGAGATACTAATGCTGCAAAAATATTGGAAGTAACTTTAGAATCTGATGAAGAAAAGCCGGAGTTTGTGGATATCAGCTCTAAAAATTATGATAAAGAATTTACTGTGACTGATGCCAGTGTGGTAGAACGTATTTATTCTGCCTTCGGACAAGAACCTTGGTACTGTATTCGTATTGGTAAGGTGGGTTTTTCCGGTGATATATTGGAAGATGCCTTTGAATATTATAATTCTATCGTATCAAAACAACAGCGAATGATTGAACGTGCTTTTCAAAAGATTTTTGCGCATTGGTATGAGCCAGTCAATCCTTCTAATGACTTTAGTGTACAACCGCTTAAATATGTAAGAAATGCAACCGTATCTAATAACAACAGATGAAGTGTCTAAGTTGGCCCGTACGATGTCGGTACATATCGATACGGAAAAGATAGAAACATATATTCGAGAATCGGAGAATATTGATTTGAAATCGGCTTTAGGTGATACTTTGTTTTTAGACGTGAAAGACCACCCAGATAATTATAGTGAATTACTCAATGGCGGTTCTTATAATGCAAAATGTGGTGGAAAACGCTCTTTTGTGGGCCTAAAAACCGCATTAGCTTATTATACTTATGCCCGTATGGTGAAGAATGGGGATGGTAATGTTACCCGTTTCGGATTTATGAATAAGAATAACGAGTATTCGTCCCATTCTGATTTTAAAGAGAAGCTCATGGCCTATAATGATGCTTTTTCTGTAGCAGACCGATACTTAAAAGAATGTGTGCGCTATTTGAATGACAATAGGCACTCTTTCCCTTTATATAGGGGAAATGGGGGACTAACAGCCAATCGTGTGACGTGTAGAGTTTTGGGTGAATAATGGCTGATACTTTTGATATATTAAGGAAACTAGCTTTGCAAGTGCGTAATGCTACCCTTGCAGGAGAGAATAGCGCTGAACGTGTGGGTCGTATTCTTGTGGGGGTATTGGATTTGTTGTCACAATTTTCTTTGGATGAATTGACGAAAATCTTTCTCCGTAAAGATCAACCGGACCAGGCATCTTTTCTTGTATCTTTTTTGGCAGGTGCAGTGTTCGGTAAGGCAGGTTTTGCTTCCGGACTGACTGGTTTTGGTGCCAAGATCGACGAGAACGGTAACGGCGAAATGGAAAGCCTTATTCTCCGTAGATTTCTTGAAGTTCCAGAGTTACGCTATAACCGGATCTCTGTCACACTCGGTGATAAGTGGAATGCTCCGGGAGCAGGCATTATCGAGCAAATAGAACCTGATATGGATGGGGACGGTAACTTACAGATGACCGGAACCGGATATCTGAAGCTTGAGGAAGGAGAATACGGTGCTATTGATGTAGGTGACATTTGCATGGGTGTCTTTCACAGTGAAAAGGCAGAAGATAATGCTACTGCAGACAGTGATGACAGTTGCGGCAACTTTCAATATGCGGGTTTCTATACTTGTTATTTCACCATCACCGAAATAACCGGAAGTAACAATAAGCAATTCAGATACCAGCTTCGTCCTGTCAGCGAACGCTGGAAGTTGACTTTCCACCCATGTCAGGCTATGCACTTTGTCTGCTACGGTAGCTTTACTAATGCTGATAGGCAGACGTCCACATATACTACGCGCACTTATACCCGTAGGCTTTGGAAACAGAATACTTGGGAAATATCGGCTGCTAACATAGCTTCCCAAAGTGGTGATTTGAGTAATCTGGCCGTTCATGGTCTGCAAATGTCCGGTTATTCGGAATATGTGAATAATGTCTATTTGACCGGAGTTATCAAACAGATAAAGCCCGATGGTACACCTGTTCTTACAGTCAATGACCGGGGAGCATGGACTACCGGTATGAAGTGTGATTTTTATGATCGTGTGTCATATGACGGTCGGATTTGGCTATGTATCAATGAGGACGGAACAAGTGCGATGCCCTCGAAAGATAATGTTGACTGGCTGCTTCAAGTGGATAAGGGTGCGGATGGAACTTCTTTTACCATTAAGGATAAACTGGATGATATATCGCAGCTTCCGGCAGAAGGAAATTCTATTGGTGACGGGTATCTTATAGCCGGCCATCTTTGGGTATGGAATGGACAAACATTTGAAGACAAAGGAAGTATTCAAGGTCCGGCCGGACAAAGTGTAAGCGTTCTCGGAAGGTGGCAGACTGGTATGCATGTCCCTTATTTAGGCATCGTAAAGATGGGGACGGCCACATGGATGTGTACAGTTCCGGAAGGTACTGATAACCCTCCTATGTGGACTATCACTGATAAGGACGGTAACCGCCTGTTGCAGACACAGGACGGCGGGAAAACGTATGGCTATATATTAACCGGAACCGAGAATTCCACCGAGTATATAATGATAGCTCAGGATGGTACAGACGGTATACCGGGAGAGCCTGGTAAGGATGGGAAAGTACTCTACACATGGATTCGCTATGCTGATGACGCTCAAGGTAACGGAATTAGTGATAATCCAGTAGGTAAAAAGTTTTTAGGGTTAGCTCATAACAAAGAAACTTCAGTAGAGAGTAACGATCCAAAGGATTATCAATGGAGTGATATCAAAGGAGAAGATGGTATCGGCCTTCCGGGAGAAGACGGTAAGACTTACTACACTTGGGTCGCATACTCTGATAACGCCGACGGTAGCGCTATGTATCAGCAGCCTAATGAAAATACGAAATACATAGGTATAGCTGTGAACAAAGAAACCTCAGTAGAGAGTAATAATCCGACTGATTATACATGGAGTAAATTCAAGGGTGAGGACGGTAAAGATGGCGAAGATGGGGATAGTATCAGTAACCACGGCCAGTGGCAGACGGGTAAGCATATTCCATATCTGGGTATTGTCCGTATGGGAAATGCTACGTGGCAGTGTACAGTTCCTGCAGGTACTGATAATCCTCCGATGTGGACTATCACCGATAAGGACGGCAACCGATTATTACAGACACAGGACGGTGGGAAGACTTATGGGTATATTCTGACCGGGGAACTCAATACAGCCGAATATGAACTTGTTGCCCAGGACGGTACGGATGGTGAAAACATTAAAGGTGATCCGGGCATACAAGGTTGTATCATCCGCAAAGGAGAATGGAAGATTGGCGTAGAATGGCGCAATGATGAGTCACTCACTTCCGGCACAAGATATCTTGATGTAGCCCTTGTGAGAGACGGCCAAGTTGCCACCGGATGGAAGGCGTACAAATGTAAAACTACCCATACGAGTTCGCTTGCCAATGCTCCGGACAATTCTACCTACTGGGAAGAATTCGGGCTTAATACGACAGCTATCTTCACCTCACTTATCATTGCGAAGGATGCGCAGATTGATTTTATGCAGGGGAATCAGCTGCTTATTAAGAAGGATGATGGAGCAGTAACAGCGGGACTTAGCGGAAGCCAATCCGGTGAGAAGATACGGATGTGGGCAGGAAGCCCCACTCCTGATAATGCTCCTTTCCGGGTTACTGAAGGCGGGAAAGTACATGCTGAAAATGCAGAAATAACCGGAGAAGTCAATGCAACGAGTGGTACTTTTAAGAATATCAAATCACCCAATAACTCCTTTGTTATCAAAGAAAACGGAGATATAGAAATTACCGGCAAAGTATCTACATCGGTCAATGGAAAACGTATTGTGATTGATTCTGCAACGAACAGCCTTAGAATGTATGGCTCAGATGATTTGTTAGTGGGTACTATGGATTTTATAGATCATGACGGAGGAACATATCCTCGTATGCAATTGACTCAGTATGCTTCTGGAAATCCAAGATACAATGTATTAATAAGACCTCAACTTATAAATGTTTCAGAAAATAATGGCAATGATTTTTATGATGTCATGATAAATACATCTGGAATAACCTTTTTAAAGAATAATGTGATAACCAAATCTTATCCTAATAGATAATTGATATGAAAGTATTTTATGAAAGTAATTTAGCAAAGTGGCTGTTGTGGCAAGGCTACAGTACCATCACTTTAGGTTGTTTCGTTTTCACGAAGAAAACGAAGGAGGAAATGAAGCAGCGGGTTCTTAACCATGAAGCCATCCATGTGAGGCAATGGGAGGAGTGCATGATTGCTTCAGCGATTCTGTTGACGCTTGTTATGTTCCTTACAGAGTTCAGTGTGTGGATATATCTATTGTGCCCGTTGTGGTTCTATCTGCAGTACGGATTGGAATATGTCGTTTCTCGTGTTTACCATTTTTTCAAAGGTGTACATGGAGCGGATGGGAACAAAATATCGTATGGGAATTCAGCGTTCGAAATGGAGGCAAAATCCAATGAAATGATAGACGGATATCTTGATGTGAGGATGCCTTTTGAGTTCTTCAGATATTACGGAAAAATATGATTTTTAATTTACAAAAACGAGATAATAATTAATTGTTAAATTGGGCTGATTTTCATAGTAGAAATGACGCCCCTAAAATGTACAAAGGTATATGGCAGATAAGAGAGAAAACGAAATGCAGGTGGTTGACAATATTGATTATTTGAGGGCTATAAAAGGAAATAACAGTGTTTTATTGCCGATAAGTAAACTCATAGATCAAGGTGATGTAGTTGGTTACAAGGGATTTCAAGAGAATGACGATCTGAATAATTATAAAAGAAATGGAGTATATGGACACTCTAATACATCCACATTGAATACTGTTACTAATAGACCTGCAGGAACGGTTGGAGAGGCCGTATTGTTAGTACTCTCTTGCAGTAATAACTATATATCTCAAATATATTTTAATATTACCGAGAACAGCATTTCTGTAAGGTTTTTAAATTATAATCTGTGGACTTCGTGGAGGAAAATATCTTTCATATCATAATAGTTTATTGCTGGGACTAAGTACCCAGCAATAATTCTATAAGATATATACCTGAAACGAACATCCGTCTATATAATTATTCTTAAGCAAAAACGTAGCATCACCTGTACTCAATAAGCAGAAACGTTCATCAGTATCATCGGTTGTCCACATATCATATCCTGAAAATTTCATAATAGTTCCATATCCGGTCGAGAACATTGCTTGTGCTCCATGTTTCGACGTTTCACATACGTAAATTAGTTTATATTCAACCTTTAATTCAACAGTCTCCCCTTTGTTTAATATCCCACCCCAACATAAATTGCGTGGAAGGTTGCTATTAAAGTCTTTCAATGTCATTTTAGCTTGACCACCGTTCACATCTTCTACATATACATAATTTGCATCTGTCACCTGCTGAAACTCATTCATCTTCTTGTCTGCCATATCTTTGTACATTTTAGGGGCAGAAGATACGGCAAGAAAAGTCACATATAAATTAGCCTACTCTTAGATAGTAATTTTTTTGATGTTTGCTATTACTTTTTGACCACTATTATTTTTAATATATAACACGCCCTCATTTGCTTTTCTCCCGAATAATATTTTTAAATCGGTGTTTGCAACAAAGCTTCCAAAAAAATTTGAATCAGGCGTAGTTATAGAGTTGTGGCCATAGGGACCGATAATATATAAAGCTATATACGAGTAATAAGATATATACACAATATATAGACCATTATCTGTTGTCTCAAGACTTAGTTCTTGGCCGTCTATAAGTTCGTAGACATACCGCTTAAATCCCATCGCATCCATTACCTTTGTCAATGTCGGTGATATGCTGTTACCATTTGTATCCAATCCACGCAACCTTGCCGGAATGCCATCACCCATCGCATTTTCTTTCTTGTCCGCCATACCTCATACTTTTTAGGGGCAGAAGATTTCACATTAAAAAGCATTATTCATGTTTGTAGCAAAATTAAGTAAAGGATATTGCATTCCAAGACTGCCACTCGGAACCAATTTCTTTAGTTCTCCATTTTATTCCTTTGTCAATAACAGCAAAAGCTATTTGTGCACCAAAGCTACCAACTGATAGTTGTAGTAAAATAAAACGTTCAAATCCAGGAGAATTACTAATTTGTCCTGCTTCGATAAAATAAAAATAAGCCCCATTGTTCAAATTATTTAAATCTGTACCTTTCCCTATGTTTTTATAGTCTTTCAATATCAAATAAGGTGATAAACCTCGTGATATTATAGATGCTAATTCTTCTTTTAGGGAGTTACCATTTGAATCCAGCCCCAATATTTTCACAAGTTCCCCTTCGTTAAACTCATTTATCTTCTTGTCCGCCATATCTCATATTTTTTAGGGGCAAAGAATATGGCAGATAAGAATAAGTTGAAGTAAGTTTATGTATCGCGGTAAAAATATTAATTAATAAGTTGGCGTTATTGCGTCACTTGGAGGAACCTCTTCAATCATTGGATAAGTAGACGCTTTCCCACTCAACATATATATATAGCTGTCATTATAGGAAGAACCTTTACTCCAAATTACTAATTTGTTATTTTCAAATTTATATTTAATGTTTGGAGTAAAAAAGTCTTCATTGGCAGTTCCTACTAATTTATTGAAGTCTACTTGGATAAGGTTATTGTCATATATCGAAACACACCCAACTATTAAAAGTTGAGGTTGGTTGATATATGTACATAGACTCAGCATGAAAATTGCAGAACTATTATTTTCTATTTCCATTATTCTATACCATCGACTACCAATATCTCCTAAAATTACAGTCTGATTTATAATTCCCAAATAATCTTTTAAAATATTCGCTAAATCACTCTTCTTTATTTTCACCTGTGAACCATCAGCTAACTCTGCATACACATACTCCATGTCCGTAGCCGGTGTAAATTGATTCATCCTCTTATCTGCCATAATCTTACTTTTTAGGGGCGTCTGATATAAGTTTTGTCTACACAGATACTATCCTTACTTTTACGACAAAAATGATTTACGCATACATTCGTGTTAGTACGGACAAACAAACTGTCGAAAACCAACGATTCGAGATTGAAAAATTTGCTCGTATCAGAGAGTTAAATATTGATAAGTGGATATCCGAAACGGTATCAGGAACAAAGTCTGCAAAAAAACGAAAACTCGGTTCCCTTATTAAAAAGTTAAAGAAGGGGGATACATTAATAGCTTCGGAAATCAGTCGCCTCGGTCGTCGATTAATGGAGGTCATGTCTATCCTAAACACACTTATGCAAAAAAATATCACTGTTCTTACCGTAAAGGAAAAGTATGAATTAGGTAACAATATACAGTCTCAAATTCTTGCATTTGCTTTCGGATTGTCCGCACAAATTGAACGTGATCTGATTTCACAGAGGACGAAAGAAGGTCTTGCCCGACGTGTAGCTGAGGGGCAAAAATTAGGACGATGCAAAGGCGGTCGTAACTCACATTATAAGCTTACGGGGAAAGAATCTTTAATAAAAACTATGCTTGAATACGGCTATTCTAAGGCAGCTATTTGTCGGAAGCTGAAATGTAATCCAAAAACACTTGATGATCATTTATTAAGGATGGGTAGCTCTGATTAAAGTACCTTTGCTTATAATCTGGATATTGTGGGTAATTAACGTTGTCATCGGGTTCTTTTTATGTCCTTTTTCGTGGAAGCGTAGCTTGGTAACTTTGCATTGACATTCCATGTCAGTGGAATATCTTTAATTGATGAAATGTTTGTTAAAGGCTTACTTATTTTTGTGATATCTGATAATTAATTAAATAAAAGGAAAGATGAAAGGATTAGATGAGTTATTCGTTGTGGCGTGGATGTTATTCGGTATTTTGATGACTCCGCTGTTTTTTATCGCATTTGACTTATGGGCCGGAATACGAAAGGCCAAGCAGAGGAATGAAAAGATTTCCAGTGATGGCTGGAAACGTACTGTCAACAAAGTAGCGAGGTATTACAATGCGTTGTTGGCGCTTGTGGTAGTTGATGGTATGCAAATAGCTGGTGTTTGGTATCTGGATAACTACTACGGGTACCATATACCGGTTTTCCCGTTTATAACCTTGTTAGGGGCTTTTGGTGTAGCCGCCATTGAGGTGAAGTCCATCTATGAGAAAGCTGAAGAAAAGGAACGCAGGGAGATGAAGCAGGTGGCAGCATTAGCTGCAGAGATTGCGAAACATAAGGCCGACCCTACTGAGATTGCTAAGGCTGTAGTGGAGTATATGAATAATGGTAAGGAGGATAAGAAATGAAAGTCTTGATTGACAACGGGCATGGCAGTAACACTCCCGGCAAGTGTTCTCCGGACGGCCGGTTGAGAGAGTATGCTTATACTCGTGAGATAGCCGAACGTCTGGTGATGGAGCTTAGAAAGAACGGAATTGACGCTGAACGTATCGTCAAGGAAGAAATTGATGTTCCATTGGCAGAGAGATGCCGTAGAGTGAATGAGTATAAAGCTTCTGAAGCTATACTTGTTTCTATTCACTGCAATGCTGCCGGTAATGGAAGTGATTGGATGTCTGCTCGCGGTTGGGAAGCATGGACCAGTGTTGGCAAAACAAAGGCTGATAAACTGGCTACTTGTCTGTACGAGGATGCTGAACACTGTTTGCCGGGAATGAAAATGCGCAAGGATATGGCAGATGGTGATCCGGACAGAGAATCGCAGTTTTACATACTGAGGCATACGAATTGTCCGGCTGTTCTTACTGAGAATCTGTTCCAGGATAATAGGGAGGATGTAGAGTTTTTGTTGTCCGAGGAAGGTAAAAGAGCTATTGTCTCGCTTCATGTGTGGGGTACTATGAAATATTTGGGCTTATGAAAAAGTTGTCTTGGATATTAGTTGTATTGCTGGCAATTGCTTGTGTGGTGGCTTGGTTCCGTCCGCACGAGCCTTTGCCGGCGGAAATACGTACCGAGACGAAGATACAGACGGTTGTTAAGACTGATACGGTTTTTATCTCTGCACCGATGGCAGTGTTTTGGCAGATATTGCCGAATGATACAGTACGTATAGGTGATACCTTGCTTCATCGCAAACGGGCTGTGTATGAAGATAGCTTGTATCGTGCGGTGGTGAGCGGATATGTAGACCCGCGACTGGATAGTATGACTGTGTATTCAAGAACTGTTTATCAGACGGTGACGAATGATATTTATCATCCGGTCACCGTCAAGCCGAAGAAGAAGCGTTGGGGATTAGGCTTGCAGGCTGGGTATGGGTATCCGGGAGGTTTTTATGTTGGAGCTGGGGTGAGTTATGACTTGTGGCAGTGGTGATATATTTGGCAAATTATATTGTTATTTTTATTTATAGATAAAGATTTTGTATATCTTTGCAAAGATACTATTGTAGGAATTATGAATAAAAAGAGAAATAGATTAATCGAAAAGAAAATATGTAAATATAGGAGACATAGACCTAACAGAATGCGGCGAAGATATCAATCTTATTCTCATTTATGTAAATCAAAAAAGTTTTTTTTTCCTTATTCTCTAAATCTTTTGCATAAAAAGTTAGGAGTACCACTCCAATATACATCTAATAAGATAGAAATTCCTGAGTTTTTTTCTTTTTATCATAATTTTGATGAATGCATAGTTTTCTTTAGAATATTAATATCCCTTTTTATAAAAGGAGAAGGACATATTATTTTAGATTTTACGAAATGTAATAAAGTTTGCATATCAACGCTCACTTTGATACAAATACTTTATGATGAATTTCTCTTAAGCCAAGAAAGGTATAGACAAATATGCAGAAATAAAAACTATAGAAAAATTAAAGTAATCCCTTCTTACAGAGACATGAAGGTGAAGAAGTTTCTACATGTTCTGGACTATTATGCATATGATGATTTTAAAGATGAAGATGGTGAAGTATTACCTTTGACTTTAATAAAAGGAAAATATAGAAATTCTTACCAAGAAAATACTAAAGCAAAAGCTATACAGCAAATTGTAGATTTTATAAATAGTTCTTTTGAACCTGTAAACAAATGTTTATCTCCAAATGGATTGAATACTATACAGTCTTTAGTTTCTGAAATTCTCAACAATGCTGAAGACCATAGTTATAAAAATTGTGAATGGTATGTAAGGGGAATCGCTTTTAGTGAGGAACTATTAGGAGAAAAGGTTGTGGAATTAAACCTTACAATTATAAATTTTGGGGATTCCATGTATGAAGGATTTGAGAAAACGAAAGAACTAAATAAACTAAATTATAAGAAGGTTGATGAAAAATATTGTTATCATGCTAACCTTTTCACTTCCAAACTTAGTTTTGAAAGGGAATCATTATTTATGCTATATATGCTGAATGAGGGGATTAGTAGATTGAAATATACGGATTCTTCTCGTGGAAATGGAACTATGCAATTTCTACAAGCTTTTACCACTTTAGGAAGTTTTGGCATTAAAGATGAGAACTTTAATTCACTTTTGAATGTTATATCTGGACACACATTGTTGTCTTGTGATAACAAAGTTGGCCCATACATGGAAGATAATCATTTGAAATTGTCGTTAAATGAGGAAAAAAAGTTATCTTTGCTCCCTAATAGTCAATATTTAAAGCATTATAGGGGTTTTTTCCCTGGGACAATTATTGAATGTAAGATATATTTAAATGAACAATTCTTTGATGAAATTTTAAAAAATGGAGAAAAATAGATTGGCTATACAGTTAACTGCTGCCCATAGAGGAGTTGGTAGTACTCTTTTTACTGGAAGACCAGAGGGGAGAAAAGTCAGAGAAGAATTAAAATTGGATGAAATGGACCAAAAGGATTATGAATACAACGTATATATACCATCTGGCACTACATCCATTAATGCTTCATTTTTTCTTGGTTTATTTTTCAATAGCATAAAAGCGCTGGGAAGTGTTGATACTTTTAAAAAGAAATATCTTATAGATTTATCTCAAGTAGAAAAACCGTTGCGTCCCTTTATTGAGCGAAATCTTAAAGAATGTTTTCGCAAAGCAGAAAATGAGATGAATGATTCTACCGGACTTGATTGAATGAATTCATAATGCTAGTAACTATAGATACGACAACGGCATACTCTAATGATACAATAATAAATTTATTGAATCAGATTGTTGCTAATACTGTGGAACATAAAGATTCATACTATTATTTATCTTTTAATGAGGTAATTACTTTATTATTAGCAATATTAAGTGTAGCTATTGCGATTTATCAGTTTAACAAACAGATGAGGAAGAATAGGGAAGAACAAAAAGTTGCGAATAAAAAAAATTGGTTTTTAAGTGTAATAGTTTTACCTCAAATTGAAGATGTTAATGCTTTTTATAAGAAGATAATTGAAGATGTATTGTCTGATATGTTAATATTACAACCGGGAAATTCGGGAAACATAATATTGCTGAGTGAAAAACAAGCTGAGCGAAAAGAACAAATAAACGCTTTTTTTGATCATTTACAATCATTGGTTCGGTCTTTTGACATCTCTCTTTCGCGGAGAATAGCTGATGAAGTAGAAAAATTGGAAGATGAAGTTACGACGATGTTGGGAGATTTCTATTTTAATATAGATAATCCCACAAGACATGAAATAAGACGGAGATTGCTTCTGTCAAAAAAGAATGTTATATCATTATTATATCAAAAAACTCAGGATGATGATTAGGCTGGTATATTTAGATATCTTTGAATGTAATTATGTAAAGTAGACTTATGGGCCTTTTTTTGCTTTCGCTCTTCTATTATTCTTTTGCAACAAAGGCAATATGGCATATATTTACGATGAAGATAGTGTAAAAGCTCTCATACAATGGTCTGAGAGTGCCCAATTGCCAAAGGAGGTAACTTTAAGCGAGGCTGAACATATCATGGATGCTAAAATTTATGTTCGTGCTAATATCAACGATATTAAGCAACACTATCCCGATGAGTTTTATAATCCGGCTATTATCCGGCTTTACCGGTTGAAGGAATTTATTGAGTCAAACAATTAGCACAGTATATAAAAATGACATATCCAGTTTTAACCATAGACAAAAGTAGCGTTGACAAATATTTGAGTAATATGGTTCAAGACTCAAATCATCGTTTTAAATCGTGGGAGTATTGCCATGGGGCATTCAACAATTTAGATAATCCAACAGACCATTTAGCTCTTCACCTTGCTTTTTATTTGGCGAGTTGGGGGATGTATAGAGGTAGTTGCGGAATACTTTGGAAAGATTATACGATTCATATGGATGCCGTAAACATAATAAGGAAATTTCATTCCCTACGAAAAGAATGGTTTACAATGAATGATATTTCTCAAATAATGGACTTGTACGGTGAACTTAAAAAGTACTACGGTGAAATCAAATATTATAAACCGGAAAACAGTACTTCACCCTTAAACCTTGCTGTGACAGATACATTGATTACTAAAATAATGTTGGGAACCATTGGTTGCGTCCCTGCGTTGGATGGTTTGTTTAAGCAGGCATTTCATTGTCAAGGCAAGCAGTTTGACGAGGAATTGCTAAAGCGGATAATCGACTGTTCTCAGAGCAATAAAGATACAATACAACAATGCCAAAGATATATTTCTGAAAAACTTCACTGCTTCTACCCATCAATGAAGGTTGTAGATATGTATTTTTGGCAAAAGGGGTATGATGAATATATTGCGAAGGAAAGAGGTTAAATAAATAGTTTGCATTTATTTGTCTATCCTAACTTCTATCAAGTTTTTTCGTTTGTGTATCCTTTCTTACTTAAAATTTCCTTCAAATCATGTAAGGATTTTCAGAAAAACATTTGTCTTTATAGTATAATCCGGTATATAGTATAGTCCTTTTTTCAGCCATTGCAGTTTCTTTATACTGGATTTACAGAATGTTCCAATATTGTGTGTTAATTGATTGTATGTATCGAAGGGAACATGCTGGACCTCAGCTTTTATGTGGCTGAGGTTTTGTTGGAGATAAGAGGACGTTGTTAAGCGTACAATAGTGAATAATGTGTTTAACCAAATTATTAGTTATGAAAAAAGTATTTTATATGGTGATTGCATTTGCTATGGCTTTGGTCGGGTTATTTATGCTTATGTTTGTATCGTTTGATTAGTGGATATTTATTGACTGTTTGTGAAAGGAGTGACTGAATAAGTTACTCTTTTTTCCGTTAGCTCTTTGTATTGTAATCCTAATTCTTCTTGGTTATGTGTTTCGTTATATATGTTTCTTTTATAAATAATGTTTATATTTGTGCCTTAATTTCAGGTATTGTATTATGAACGACAAGCAACAACTTCTTATCGACTGTACATCTCTTATTCCTGTTATAGGAACCTTGATTTTAATAAAGGTTGCCAATGACCAGCTTATTACTATGGTTGCTGCCTATGTACTTTGTGGAGAACTTTTAGCCGTGTTAATTAGTCGGATATTGAAACTATATTATATTGATGTGATTCTTGTCTGGTTGGGTGGTATTATGCTTTGGTTGTGGTATTGTTTTGGGGTACAGCCCAGTTATGTAGGTTGAAGTAGATGTAGGTTAATAGTTGTTTTTTATACCGTTAAATATTCTGGTTATAATCTTTTATCAGTTGAAAGAATTTATAGAAAGGAAAGTGCAACAGCTGCCTTGGATTTACCCTTTCAGAGACCGAGGTTGGACAATTAGTTTCATTCTTGCCTTTGTCTTGACAGTTGCGGTTTGGCTCGTATATAGGAGAATAAGAAAGTAGAAGTGTACTTGTAGCGACAAGTGTTTGCCTGAACTCGTAAGGGTTGGGGCTTTTCTATAAATAAAATCCCCGTAGCGGCTCAACTACGAGGATAGTGTCAAATAACAGAGTATCAATATGAGATACTAAGTGAGCCTATTTTTTTAGAAAT